AGCGATGTCAACGGTTGTTTCAAAGCGCGGTTTGCGGCTGATGTGAGTGTTTGGGATGGAGTCAATCGCAACCCGAATGATGTGCCGGCCTGGAAAGTGGCTAATAACATGATCCATGAACGGGCCGATCTCCTTTACACAAAATTGAAGTTGGGCTCGGATTATTTCTGGTATTCTAGTCATTGGGGGCCACTCCAACAGTTGGTAGACGCTACCCTCGGCGGGAATGTGCCGTATGTCTCCGCATCCAATAAACGGCTGCAAATGGATGCCGCCGTCGTGATGTTGCCCGGGATTGGACCGCCGGGTGCCCGGATCATTTATGAAGAGAAAATCTTGTCTAAGGCAACCGCCGAATACCTGAACATTCAGGCCGGCGTAGTGGTGCCGTTGCGTTGGGGAACATTCGGTTGGCGCTCCTTCGGTAATGGCACTTCGCTGGTGCCGAATACCGGCGATGTGGTCAATATGTTTACGGCCGTTCGCCGGACCTTTGACTTTATCGGCAACACGTTAGTTCTGACTAGTCACGGGGTTTGGTTAGATATGCCCGGGAACCGCCGAGCAATCGATAGTCTGACGAATTCGTTCAATGCCTGGGGCGCTTCCTTGCACGCGCAAGGAGCGGTCCTAGCGTTTCGGCTCGAGTTTCGGCACGATGAGAATTTCACGGTCGATCTCTTGAGTGGGAAATTCACTTTCCATGTTTGGATCGGTGGAGTTGTGCCGATGCAATGGATCCATTTCCGGTTGGAATACGATGTTTCCAGTTTGGAAACCCTCTTTGACACCTCGGCCCAATTAGCGGCCTAAAACGAAAGAAGCTTATGCCAAATTTACCAAGAAAAACCGTTAACTATTCAGTGTTCGGCCGCGGTGGTCGCGAATTACTCGGCCTAGCTGATTGCACCGCACCCAATCTGCAAAACCTGGTTGATACCTACAAAGGGGCCGGTGTATTCGGTGAGGTCAATGTCCCGATTCAATGCCATTTCCAGCCGATCGAAATAGTCTTGAACTGGCATCAGCCGACCGAGGATGCCATCGATATGTACATTCAGGATGGGGCCGATCTCGATATGTGGGTGGCGAGTCAATACCAGGATTCCGCTAATAACAAAGTCATACATAAGGGTTGGCGGTTGCAAATGTTAACTATGCCGAGCGGGTTTGAATTCGGCACGATTGAAGTAGGCGCCTCGAGTTCGAGTGTATCCACGTTTCAAGTCTCACGGTTTCTGGCTCATTACGACGATAGGGAAATGTATTTGATTGATGTCGATAACCAGGAATGCCGGGTCAAGGGAGTCGATTACGCGGCGCGGATCCGGCAACTGATTGGAAAGGCGGCATGAGCGCGGAACCTATCATTCCGATTGAACAGCCAACCGTGGAAGAGCCCGAGGAAGTGGATCCAGCTCGGGAAGCGGTCACGGTCATCTTTGAAAAGCCTTACCCTTACGATGGGCAAACCTATACCGAGATCACGCTCAATTTTCCCCGGATCAATAATAAAATGTACGGCAAGATTGAACGCGATTTTCATGATCTATTTCCGCGGCTTTTCGCTCCGCTCCTTCATGCCAGCGAATCTTATTGCATGGTGGCTAGTGCGGTGGCCGCAGATGTGCCGATCGGTTTGATTTTTTCTTTGGAAGGGATTGACGCTAAGACCGTGAACAATCTGGCTTTTCAGGCCATGGGAAAAACTTCGGACGAACGGAAAGTAAAACGGGCGATGAAAGTTTTGCCCGCGGTCCGTTCGTCCTGATCCAAGAAGTTATTACCGCATTGGTGGAGCGAGGTTTCTCTATGGTAGAGCTGCTCGAGCTTACGCCGGAAGAGCTCGAAGCCTGGTTTTTTGCGCGGGTTCGGTTAGACGAAAAACAAGAAGAGTTTCGGAGACGACAACAACAACGTGGCGGCTAAACAAACATATGAGGCCACTTTTGCGATCGGGGCGAAACTTCAAGGCTCTTTTGCTAGTGGGTTTGCTAAAGCTCAAGCCGCTTTCAAGAAGCTCGGATCCGCAGCTTCCAAAGTTTTCGGTACGATCGGCCGCGGCTTTCAATTGGCTCTCGGTGGGATGGCGGCTTTCGCCGCGGTTAATGCGCTGAAAGGAATTTTTACCGGAGCCGAGGGCGCAGCTAAAGCGGCCTTGGATCGAACCCAGCGGATGACGGCGCTCTTAGGTAGTCATCCCCAAATGCAGAAGCTCGCGACTGCGGCGATTAAAGGCCAAGTAGGAGCTTTACAAGAACTCTCTAACCAACTCGGGAAGGTTGGTGTCGTTCATAGCGATCACTACGAAGCGGCCGCTAACACCCTCCTTCTTTACGGCAAAAGTCCGGCGGCAATTGGTAAATGGTTACCGGTGTTAGGTGATGCATTGACTGCCACCAAGGGGATCAATGCTAGCCAAGAACAAATGGAGAAACTGACCGAGGGAATCGGGAAAGCGATCAAAACTGGTCAGGTCAAAGCGCTGATGGATGTCGGGATCCAGATGGATGACAACCAGAAGAAAAAATTTAAAGCGCTGAAACAAACTGAACGAGAACAGTTTTTAATTACTGAACTGACCCAAATGTACAAGGGCCAGAACGAGGAAGCGGCCAAGACTGATCCGGGCAAGATCAAGCAAATGCAAAACATGATGGCTTCCTTATCGGAAACGGTGGGCCTCAAAATGATTCCGATGCAAGCCCGGATGGCCGAGTTTTGGCTGAAAACGATTCCAGCAATTGAGCCGATAGTGCTCGGGGTATTCGATGCGATCGCGGGCGCTTTCGATCTGGTCGGCGGTTGGGTCAAGACGCATGGGCCCGGAATTGAAAAATGGTTCAAGGATGTTTGGGCTGATCCGAACACTCAAAGTTCGATCAAAGACTTAGGAGATGCGTTCAATGTTATGGGTGAAGCGCTTAAACCGATCGGTGATCTATTAAAAGCGGGTTGGGATGAATTAGTAAAATGGGCCAAGGAAACTGATTGGGCCGCAGAATTTTCTAAACGGATCAAGCTGGTTTCCGAGGATATTAAAGCTTTTGCCGGAGTCATCAAAGGCATTGGCGATGCCTGGAATACGGTCGTCACGGCATTTCAGACCGGCGATTTTTCGAAGGTCGGAGAGGATCTTTCAAAAACCGGTGGGGATCTGCTTAAGAGCATGGGAGCAGAAGAGGATTGGCAGAAGATTTCCAAATTGGGAACGGATGCTTGGCAGAAAATTTCCGAAGTTGCAACCGATGCTTGGAACGCGATCCAAACTGCTTGGGCCGGAGTCGGCGCCTGGTTCAGTGAACAATGGAACCAACTCACGGCTAGTCACCAAGTTATTTTTGATGCGCTCTCCAAACCCTTTAGTGATGCTTGGGCTGCGGTTCAAGCCGCCTGGAACCAGGTCAGCAGTTTATTTGGCGGGGTAGTCGGCCAAATCTCAAGTGGGCTTTCCGGTGTAACCGAAGCGCTCAAGAAACCGTTTGTCGATGCGATCACCTATATCCAAAAAATTTGGGATGATTTGGTCAGAGCAATCACCAGTTTTGATATTGGAAAAGTTGCCAGCGATTTGGCCGGCAAGGCAAGTAAAGCACTCGATCCGCGCAACTGGTTCAAAGGCAAAGAAGCGGCCAACAATCAACGGGGTGGCATCGTGCAAAGCCCTACGTTGTCCTGGTTGGGCGAGAAAGGGCCGGAAGCTGTCATCCCCTTGCGCGGTGAACAAACCCGAGCGGAGGGCCTCTTGGGCGCTGCGGCCGGTGCTCTTGGCCTGGGGGCCGGTCGCGGTGGGGGTGGTACTGGCCCAACTACCTTGAACTTTAATCCGCAAGTCACGGTCCAAGGCAACGCCGGCGAAAGTGAGCTCCGGGCTCTTGACGACAAACTGCGAGCTCTAGCCCGGGATTTTATGAGCGAGTACAAGGCAGCTCAAAACCAAGAAAGGCGCCTCGCATTTGGCTAATCCCGGTCAGCGCATTTATCCGACTCAATCTGGGGATTGGTGGGATCTCGTAGCAATCCGGGTTTATGGGATGCGCCGCGGCCAGGAGTATCTCATGCAGGAAATTATTAGCGCTAATTACGCGCACCGCAACACCTGGCGGTTTTCGGCCGGCGTTGAACTGGTGATCCCCGAATTACCGGAGCGTGAAGCTAAACCCTTGGTTCCTTGGACCACTATCGTCAATGCTTAGTAATTTACAGGTCCGTCACACGATCCCGCAAATCTGGATTGAGGGCACCGATTACTATTTGGCTTTAGCGTCGTTTCTCAAGAGTTTCTCGTATACCGATTCGATCGGTAAAGCTGATGACCTCACGATTACACTAGCCGATCGGGACCGGCGGTTTATCACCGATTCGTTTCCTTTAAAAGCTCAAGCCGAATTGGATGTTTGGATCAAGGTGGTTAACTGGCGGTTTCCTACCGATAATTTCCGCCGGGATTGCGGCCTGTTCGAAATCGATTCGGTGAGTTTTTCGGTTCCCCTTAATTCCGTTTCAATCAAGGCCACCTCAATCCCGGGCTCAAAAGCGCTCAAGAATACCAAGAAAACGAGGGGGTTCGAAAATATCTCTTTTCGGGCTCTAGCCGAACAGATCGCAGCCGAACACGGAATGAGTGTGCTTTGGGATACCAAAGAATTCCCACGATTCAAGCGAGTCGAACAAAACGATCAGAGCGATCTCGAGTTTATCCAAAAGCTCTGTGACGACGCTAATCTGATGCTCAAAATTAAACGGCGCCAACTGATCATATTCGCCGAAAAAGAATATGAATTGAAGGAACCGCAATACGCGATCGTGGAAGGGCTCAACGTCATTGATGGCACTTTCGAAACGAGGTTAGCCGATACCGCCAAGGAGGCTGAATGCGAGTTTATGAACCCGGAAACCGGGAAACTATCGACCGGGAAAGCGGTCGATCCGGAATCGACTTCCAAGGATAAGATCCGGACCAGTAAACGGCCGGCCGCGGCGCCTGATAGTCGCTACGATCTCTTACCGGCTCCTTTTGCTGGTGATCCCCTGATCGATTACAAAAATGATGAGCCAGCAGTTAATGCCGGCAAAGGAACCGGACTCAAAAGCGCGGCAACCAAGAAAGCCGAGTCGGAACTCCGGAAAGCGAACCGGAACCGGGATGTTGCCAGTTTTGCGCTTAAAGGCCAACCGCGGATCAATGCCGGCGAACCGGTTTGGATCCGCGGCTACGGGAAATTCGATGGCAAATATCTCTTAGAGAATGTCCAACATTCGGTGATCCCGATTTATTCCTGTCGGGTCAGTCTCCACAAAGAATTGAAAGGAGATTACTAAATGGCTTTCAGCGATAAGCAACGTAAAAGCGATCATGCCCAAGTCGATAACGATATTTTGATTGCGAAAGTAGTTAGCCAAGAGGTAACTCCGACCGCGGTCAATGTCCGGGTGATGTACCCCGACCGTGAGGGCCTGATCAGTAAACCGATTCCGGTTTTGCAACGGCGAACCCGCGGGATGCGTTCCATGGATTGCCCGGCAATTGGGACGAACGTCAAGGTGAGCCGGCTTTCGAATGGGCTCGAGGAAGGTTTTGTCGATGGCGAGTTTTACACTACCGAAAACCCACCTCCGCAAATCGATCCGAATCAATGTAGTTGGACCGAATTCCCCGATGGATCAGTAGTTCATTACGATCCGAGCGGGATTGGCTTGATCATGGACTTAAAGAGCCATGCCGATATCAAAACCGTGGGGGATGTCACGATCGATAGTGCGGCCGCGGTGTTAGTCAAGGGTGCTTCTACTTGTACGGTGGAAGCACCAAATATTTTGCTCAAAGGTAATACCCGAATTGAAGGGACTTTAGATGTTACTCAACCGGTAATGTTTGAACAAGGTGGCCAGACCGGAACCGGCAATATCACTAATGCCGATGGAAGCGGGGGAGGTTCATAAATGGAAGGGCTCTTTGGGATTATCACTTTCGGGCGGGCGGCTGGGGTTCGGACCTTTTACGAGATCTCGAAGCATACCAGTGGCCGTTACGGCGATCACGTCATTCACTTACGTAAACCACGCACTGAATGGGCCGGGAACGAGCTCACCGAGCTCGGCATTAAGATGGTGCTTAATGCGGCCTGGTCAAAAGATCCGCACACGCACCTTGCTCTCTTCCATTGGTATCAGGAAAACGCTTTTGCGGCGCCGCTCATTATTGGCGGTAAACCGATGGCGCCCGGGATGAGTCTCTTTGTGCTTACCGATATTGAGGAGCTTCACACCCATTGGTTGCGCCGCGGAGTTCTCCTTCGCTGCACCCTCGATCTCGCTTTTAAAGAATACATGCCATTCGATGGCGAATCGGTTCCCCTGATTCCGGGCATGGCCGGGTTAGGATAATTATGGATATCCTTAACCGCTTGCGAATCGTTGACCAGGATGGCCAAGAGCTCACGATGGCCAGCGTGGCTGAAGTCGATTTCGGCGCAGTCAGTCATAAAGAGATTTTGCAAAATTTGCGCTGTATCCTGCTCACTCCGCAATTCACGGTTCCGCTCAACCGGTTATTCGGGATGGAATATCTGTTCCTCGATATGCCGATCAATCAACAACGCGACATTTTAGTAGGTGAGATCCTGGAAAAAATTGTGTTATGGGAAAATCGAATTGAAGTGGTCAATGTGACCTTTGATGAGGATGCAGCCACTCTCGAGGGGCAAACGATCCCGCGGTTGCATATCCGGGTTCATAACGTGACCTACATCGATCGGTTTCCTTACAAAGATTATTTGAAGCGAGGCATTTATGGGTAATCCCGAGGCATTACCGGACGTCAATTTTGCGGTCAAACCGGCCGATCAGATCGAAGCCGAAGCGGTC